CTCCTTAAAATGTGGTTGGTTGACCCAACTCTTATTATTACATAAGGTTAGAAACGTTAACCAGTCTGTAGTAGATGTTGGCGTGGTTGGATTGACCACCGGCATCTGGGTGTTGGATTGCACCGTCTGCTGCAGATGTAGCAAATGGGTTAGCAACAATACCATACCGTGTTTTAAAGCCAATTTTTGGCTGGAAGGTATTCTCGCCAACTGCACGTACTTGCTGCAGTGGGACATATGGGCAATAGAACAGGCCAGCATCAAATGCGCTCGAGCCTTTATAGCCGATTGTGTAGTACTGACGTCCGCCACTTGTAGAAGTGAAATACGGGTCAACATATACACGATAACGACCATTCAGGACACCTGCGAAAGTGTTGCCTGTGTCATCTACATTCAGGTTGTTGTTCAGTGCTGGAGTGTAATCCAGAACACCAGCCATTTGCAGGGCACTAGCAACATCACTTGATGTGATGATGATATTGCCTTTACCGCGACGGGTGTCACGAGCAATGCTGTTAGCGTCACGTTCGATTTGGAACATCAAGCCTTTGAACTTTTCAACAGACCAACGACCGTTTGAGTCAGTGTCCAGATCAAATGTACCAGCTGCAGTTACGTTACCTTGATCGGCACCGGCTTTAGCAGTTACGTTGATTGTACGAACAACTTCACGGTTGATTTCAGCCAAGATTTCAGAAGACAGAATGTTTGACAATTCTGTTTCAGCATCGAGACCGTGGATGGCGCGCAAGTCTTGAGCCAGTTCCATTGTGTACTCAGCTTTCAGCGCACGGCTTACTGCTGTTACGGAAACTTTCTCAATCGAGAATGCCATTTCGTTGAACTGATTGGAAGCAGAATCGCCAAGAGCTTCAGCTTGTGCTGTAGTCTTACCAGTTGCAACACCATATGTGTTAGCATTTGGATCTGTGGCTGTAGCTGAACCATAAGCATCAACAGTGGCGCCGCCTTCAGCGGAACCAGAGTTTTCTTGACCAGCAGAGAATGCTGAATCAGCTTCGTTGTACAGAGCTTCTGTACCACCTTGCGACGTGAACTGTGGACGCATAGCAAAGATCAGTCCAGTTGGACCAGTCATTGGCTGAACACCGCAGATGTCGTAGGCGATAAGGTTTGGCATCGAACGACGAACCAGACTAATCAGTACTGGATCGTAGTTGTCAATGTTGCCACCGGTTGCGTTGGTTGGAGCAGCTTCACCCAAAAGTGAAGGTGCTGTAAAACCAGCAGAACCGCGGGCATCTTCTTTAGCAGCATTTTCTTGGTTTTCCAAGAGTACTGCCAATGTTTGGCGGCGATGAACGTCCTGAACGCTAGGCAGATCAGGATGCTCAATAATAGGCTGCCACTTGTTTGCTAGATCTTGAGAGTACATTAATTTTCTCCTTGTTACTCTATTATCTTCTTAATAATATATTACTTTTTGATTGTACGACGGATTGCATCAGCGTAAACGCTCATAGCAGGATCTGTCAATACTTCTTCCTGATCTACAGGATCATCCAGATCTTCCGTTACAATTGCTTCAGGAGCTTTTGTAGGGAAGTAGTTTTCACGTACAACTACCATTTTCTTACGGAAGTCGTCTTCATCGCTAAATTCAATTCCTTCAGCCATAGTGCGCATTTTTTCAACTTGTGTATCGGCAAGGCCTTCTACAACTTCGTCAAAAGTATCTGCAACTCTGTGGTTGGAAACTTCTTTAGAGATTTCAGCATTTTCGAGGATTTGCTTGTTGAGTCTTTCTTCAAGCTCTTCGACTTTAGCAGCAAGTTCTTCTACAACTTCTACTTTTTCTTCTGGAACGTTGATGTAGTGTTCGCTAAACAATGACTGGAGACCAGTGATAAAGTCTTCTGCAAGCTCGGTACGTAGACCAGCTTCCAATGCAACTTCATTGTCAGTTTTCCATTCGTTGACAGCATATGAGAGATAGTCGTCGACTTTCTCAGTCAGTTCTGTTTCAACAGTGGCCAAACCTTCGGCCAACTTGGTTTCGAACTCTTCTTCAAGTTCAGCACGGTCCTGAGCTACACGAGCAGCTACAGCAGCACTGAATACTGTTTGAAGATTCTCTACAAATTCTTCCTCGAAGTCACCGTTTGCCAACATCTCTTGAATATCAGCTGTGACATCCAATTCAGTTTCTACGATTTCTTCGCTATTTTCTTCGGACTCTTCTTTGGTCATTTCTGAAACCAATGAAGAAAGCTCATCTTTACTCATGTCATTGACACGTGCAAGAAGCTCAGACACAACAGCGGCTTTAGTGCCAGACTGTGTACCTTTGTCGTCCATTTTAGGCGTGGCTTTATCGCCAGCATCCTTGTCGGCTTTACGCTTTTTGGCACCAGCACCTACAGGACCTGGAACCTCAGCAGCAGGAACGCCAGAACCACCTGTGTGTGGTACTTTCGTTTCTTCGATGTCGCCTTCAAGAACTTCTTTTTCCTGATCAGACATATTTAATAACTCCTTAGGGATTGATTTATAAATCAGTATTATTTATAATAACTAGTTTCTCGAGATTTTATTCATATAGCTGGTAAAAGCCTTACCAAAAGATTGTTGTCGATCAGCGCGCGATCTAATATCTCGTTCAACATTCTCTTTAATAGCTTCTACTTCTGCAGCACGCAGAACGCCATTGTCCCAAATCCATTCTACACCTTCCATGATGCCATTTACAAAAGCATCAGGAGCAGATGGATCTGCAACAATATCACCGGCAGTAGCAAGATAGAAGTCGTCTTGAACTTCATTAATGCCTTGATTGTTTTGCTTCAAAGATCCCATACCACGAGATGATACACCAAGTTGTGCACCTTCGTTGATTAGACCTTTAACAATATTACCATATGGTGAATCCATTATTTTAGCTTTACCCACATAGTTATCACCTTCTTTTTTCATTGAGGTGATTAAGTGGGATACGCGTTCAAGGTTGATAGTTGGTCCTTGCGGGTGACCAAGCTCACCGAACGCGCGCTTCTTCTCTACATATTCTGTATTGTAACGGGCTACTTCTTTATCCAATACTTCTGTTGGATAGACTCGGCCGTTTCTATTCTTAATGTTTGACTGCATGAATACGCCTTCGATAAACATACTCTTTTTACCAGTGGCTTCGTCAAGCACTTCTTCAATAACATTGATTGCTTCGTTTACTTCAGTGATCAGTTTCATTAGATTGATCCTCCTTCAGCAACTGACGTAGCATAACAGGCGGCGGCTCCAGTTACTGTATCAGTTGGGCGTTTACGAATAACCATTTGACCATTAGCAGGAATACGAATCGTTGCTGCTTGACCGCCACCATTTTCAATAGAAACAGTATTTGCTATTGTTATTGTTCTAGCGGTTCCATCATTTGAAATGTGGACAGCAGATGCGAGATATGCGTTAGTTGCAGAACCTGTTGCTACTGTATTTGCTAATGCTTTCAATGACATTACTCGTCACCTTCTTCTTCGTAATCAAATTCGACTTCACTAACAAATTCTAAGATTTGTTCGAACCCATCATCAGACTCTAACATTACATCGAATGCTGCTCTATTGGTATCATCAAGAGCTTCGTATACGTCAGCAATCTTTTCTGCAATTTCGTCAGTAATAATAACGAAATCGTTTTCTTCAATATCATCTGTGACGACAACTTCTTCGTATGCGAGCTGATCTTCGTTATCAGTATCTTGATCGATATTAGGAGTCTTTTTGTTTTGGGTCTTGTCGTAGTTGTAATCAGCAAGACGCTTTTTCTTCTTAGGAGCGCCATCACCTTTAAATTGGTTTTCACCAGCTACAGGATGATCTACTGTTGATACAACATGCTTGTCTGTAAACTCTTTGTGACGAGAGCCTTTAGGGTATGGATGACCCATACCAGCACCTGGCTTAGCTACAGCACCTGCGTCTTCACTAATCTGTTTGAACGTCTTCATTTTCTTCTTCCGTTTCTGACTCATCGTCGACGACTTCAAATTCTTCTTCATCGCCATCTTCATATTCTTCTTCAGCTTCTGTTTCATCAACTTCAGCTTCGAATTCTTGTTGAGGCTCGCCAAACAAATCTGCTGCTACTTCTTGCCGCTTATCTGCAATAGCTTCTCTAGCTTTGTCTAGCATTAGATCACTTACTTGATCCATTGCATCGGCTGGTTTATCGTTTGCAATATTCTGTACGATACCCTGCGCTAATTCAAAGTTAGAATCATTATCGCTCACTTCAACTTCCACTGTTTCATTATCATCCATAGTAATACCTCATGTCTTTATTTATAACTTTATTGACCTTCCGATGACGGATTTTCTGTATTACCATCTGAAGGTTCTTCTGGTGGTTTATCTTGAGCCATCTGCGTCTGCATTTGCTCAATATCTTCGTCAGTCATTCTTAGAATTTGTTTCTGTACGTATTCTGTTGAATAGAATTGACCAATGAACGGAGCTACTTGTTGTAACATATTAACTCTGTTCTGCAGGATCTCTGTATCTTTTGATTCTGCATAATAATTATCTCGTTTAAAGTCAAATCTGATTGTGTACTTCATTTCATTCCAGTCATCCTCGGTGATAACACCTTTAAGGATAAGCTGTACACGAAGTGCTTTATACAAGATCTCACTAAACTTATTACGTAGACGTTCTACAAACTTAGCAAACTTGACTTCATCTCTACTAATCTCACTTGAACGACCAAGAGTAAAGTTATTTTCTTGCTCCATTCTTGAGGTAGGAACAGATAGAGCTTTATATAAAGACTTTTGGAAGTAGTTTACATCGTCCATCTCACCAAGATTCTGGCCGCCTGGCAATGTAGAAATCTCTGTACCACGACCACCTTCACGACGAGGAAGCCAATAGTCTTCCATCATAGTCATAAACTTACGATCGTCTCTAACTTCACCAGTATTAGCATCATAGATCAGACGGTTCTTATGTTTAACCATCATATCACGAAGATACTGCTCAGCTTTCATCTTAGGAAGATTACCTACATCAATATAGAAGATGCGGCGTTCTGGAGCTCTTGTAATACGATAGATTACAACAGCATCTTCCAGCATACGAAGCTGATTGAGTGGCTTAATTGCTTTGTGTAGATGTGAAAGTACTAATGTATTTTCTTCATTAGTAATACCAGATGTGCAATAGATAATAGAATCTTTTGCAATCTTAACACCGGAAGCGTCGACACCTTTTGTGCCTAAGCCAGTTGCGCCACCTTTAAACTTCTTCTCATTGTAAACGTAATATTCATTTCCAACTTCAGTAGTGACTACACCTGTCTTTTCGTCTTTCTTCTTCCTGGTCTCTTTTACCTTACGGATCTTGCGGGGATCAATATATCTTAATTCTTGAATACCATCTTGAATTTTATTTCTATCAATCACAACGTGATAATAAGCACGCCCATCAATATACCATTTACGAAACTTATCATAAGCATCGTGTTGAAAGTTCATAATAGTCAATACGCTATTGAACTCTTCTGTTATTCTTTTCTTTACAGCTGTACCTACATTAACATCATCTAGATTGATGCTAATTGGTTCATCTTCGCTTGTTACGATTGATTCATTAACAATATCATCGATGGCTGAATCCACATCTGGATGCATTGACATACTACGATATCGAGTTACTAACTCAACTTCATTTTTCACCTGACCTTCTAAGTCAAGTGTCTGTCCATATCCACCTGGACCTTCAGCAAAGGCAAGCGCACCGTCATCCGATTCCGGGATGACAATTGATGGTGCGTCTTGCTGCTCTTCTTTTGATCGACGGATTTCAAAACCGAAGAATTGTGCCATAATAGCTCCTTACATTATATATTTATTTATCGTCTATGACGATCACTTGAGCTTAGATGCCGCCAGCGTTACCTGTAGTAGCGCCAGAAACTTCCCAATAATCGTACTGGAATTCTACATCAAACTCTTCAATTGTGTCAACAGCTTCCCAGGAAAGAGGGATAGGTGCGATAGTTGTTGGGAATACACCCACAAACTTATACTCACGAATCAATGTACCTGTTTTAGAGAACTGTCTAACCAGCGCATCTGATTTGTATGCAGACGGGGCTGATGTACCTGTATCTCTAATATTACGCTGTAGAGCATTGATACTGCTATGCCATGCCTCCATGGAGTTACGGACGATGAAGTCTTCATCATTCATCACCGTAACATTCCATGGTGCAAAAGTTCTGTCACCAGCAACTCTTACTTTACGACCAAAATATGGTACATCAATGAAGCCTAAGCTAGACTCGGGCATCGTTGAAGCTTTGATCATAAATGGAGACTTGATATCAGCAGCACCATCTGCAGGGTTGATGATCTGGACCTGGAAGAGTGTTGGGCGGGCGCCACCAAACTCCAGTTGTGCCTTGATTTCGTTTACATTAAAAGCCATCTTTTATTTCTCCTGTATCTTTCTATTTATTAGAACTGCCCGACGACTTCAGAGAATTCAACACCCGTTTTAACTGCAACAAAGTTCAGTTGAATGAAGTTGATCGAACGAGCTGGTTTGACGTAGATGTCACCAATAAACTCATTACGGTCAATTACTTCACCGGTGTTGTTAGATTCGTCACAAACGACTCGGAAGTCATAAATGCCGCGACGACCTTGGATATCCCTCAAGAATGGCTCTACTAAGTTCCGGAACTGGGCTCTTGTGAATTCATCGTTGAATTCGAACAGTGAGAACTTAGCTGCAGTGATGATTGCTTTTTCAAGTACGATAAACAATCTGCGTACGTTAATTCTATCGAATGCGCTTGGTGCTCCAAGCAATGTTTTGTCACCAAACAATACTGTACCCTGACCTGGGAACGTAGCAACTGGGTTGATGTCATTTGAGTAAAGAACATCTCTTTGTGCTTTGTTTGGGTTAACTTGTAGTTTGACAATGTTTTTAATGCCACCACGATTGAAGCCAGCTGGTGAGAACCATGCATCTCTTTCGAGATCTGTTCTTACAGCAAGACCAGCAATGTCACCATTCAATGGAACGTAGCGATAAACATCATTGTATTTGTCATACTGATATTTGTAGCCACTATCCAAGACAGCATATGATGTGCTTGTCAATGCATTTCTAAATGCAACAACTTCATCTGTAGTAACATCATCTTTTTGTGGTGAAATAAATGCTACACAGTCTTTTCTTGCATCAGCAATATTATCGATGATGTAGTTAGGAAGTGTTTGACCTACTGTACCACCTTTTGATTTACCAGTCAAGACCAATGAGATATCTACATCTTCAGCTGATTCAAACAATTGATAACCTTGGTCTGTACCAATCAAATCAGCAGTAGAAACAATAGTATCTTCTGTTGTATCTGCTTGACCTGAAACTGTACCACCATCTGAACCGTTTGTCAGAGAGATGTATGTAGCTTTTGATGATGCACCAAAGTTAGTATTACCAGTTGCTGAGAACGTACCATAGTTAGTACCCCAACCTAATGAATCTGCACCAGCATGACCCAACCAGCGAACATATGCTGATTTATCATTGACTACATTTTTGTAGAAGTTATTTGTTCCGTCAGGCAATCTACTATCGGCTGCTTTACCAACTTTGCTGTAAACTTCAAGAACAGAACCTTTTGTACCAGAGAATTCACCATCTTCGTCAGCAACGACAACGTGTAGCAGATCATCAGTAAGACTTTCTGAAACACCTTTAGCTGATTGACCTGGAGCTCCTGGAACTTGATTCCAATACTTCCACTTTCTAGTAACAACATCTGTGAATGATGTATTCGTTTGTCCTACTGGACCGCCAATGGTTTCGCCATTGTATGCTGATTTAAGAGTAGCAACAGTTGAGTTAACAACTTGGTTAACTTCACCAACCAGTTTAGTGCCACTATACAGTAAGTCGCCAGAGACCATAAACTTAGTAAAGTCAGCATTTGCGTATGCCGTTGCTGTATTTGAATTGTATCTACGACTAACAACTACAGTTGATCCATTTGCAATTCTAAGACCTGTAACATTATACTCATAAGCATTTGCACTATCGCAAACAGATACTTGTAATGAGTTACCAAGTGCACCTGGATGACGTCCAGCCCACTCGAAGTCTTTACCGGTTACACCGTTGCTAAAATCATCGTCATATGATTCATCGTTTTGAATACGGACAACTGTATCACCACCACCCAAACGACCATTGGTCATTGCGGTAATAGTGCCACCACCGATAGCATTATATGCTGCTTCAATGTTAGTAGCGTTAGCAGATCTAGCAGCACGAACTACATACAGTTTATTGCCATATGCAAGAAAGTTAGCAGCTGTAAAGAATGTCTCTGCATTCGTATTTGTTGGTTTTTGAAAGCGCTTAACCAGCTCATCCTCAGAACTAACCAAAACTCGCTGGCCTACTGGACCCCAACGGAACGGGCCAGCAATGGCACCTTCTGTTGTAGATACGGCAGGGACAACCGTTGTAAGATCGATTTCGCTGACATTCACACCTGGACTTACTTGAAATGCCATTTTATTTCTCCTGTTATATTATCCAATTGGAAAGAGTCTTCTTCAGGGTTATTTATAAAAACAAAGAATTACAGAATTGGTGTTCCCCACTCATCTTCTGGATCATCTATACCATTATTTATAAACC